ATGTCCATACTAAGGACATTGCCCCTGATGACATTGCCAAGTTAATTATTGATGAGCTTGAAGATTGGATGGCTTATCATGCTTCAATGACCAACGCTGCTGATTCGGTTCGTAATGCACTCCGAGAACGAGTTTCTTAATCACGAACCATGTCCTAGTTGCGGTAGTAGTGATGCCCTTGCTCGTTATACTGACGGACACGGGCATTGCTTTTCCTGCCTTTACTATGAACATGGGGACGACACACCAACCACGATCACCAAAACCCGCACCCATCTCATGGACTTTACTGGGGACTTTGTTCCTCTCAAGGGTAGAAACCTAAGGGAAGATACCTTAAAGAAGTTCAACGTTCGATATGATCACGACACCAAAACCATTAGGTTCCCTTACTACTCACAGGCTGGCCAACTGGTTGGCTTTAAGAGTAGGGACACCGATAAGGACTTTAGGTGGACTGGTAAGAACGAAGACCACGCTTTGTTTGGTCAACAACTATGGGGACGGGGTAAGGAGATTGTCATCACCGAAGGCGAGTTAGATTGCCTTAGTGTGTATCAGATCCGCCCGTCATGGCCGGTTGTTAGCCTACCAAATGGCGCTGCTGGTGCCAAGAAGGCTCTACAACATCAGTTGAAATGGCTCATGGGGTTTGAGTCCATTGTCCTCTTCTTTGACTCAGATGAGGCAGGACAACAAGCAGCACAAGACTGTGCTAGTTTGTTCCCACATGATAAACTGTTTATTGCGCGACTTGATTCCTACAAAGATGCCAACGAGGCATTAATTGCAAAAGACTATGAGGCAATCACATCGACAGTCCTATGGAATAGGAAACCCTATTCGCCAAAGACTGTCATCGACGGTCGAGACCTATTCGCTCTCGCAACTCGGCCACTTCATGGCAGGGATGCTAATTGGCCCTTTACTGCTCTTGACCGCATCACTAGTGGTCTTAGAAAAGGGGAATTGGTCACCGTTACCTCAGGTTCCGGCGTCGGTAAGAGTACCTTCTGTGGTGAAATAGCCCAGGCTCTTGTTGATCAAGGTGAGAAGGTAGGATACATTGCCCTTGAGGAGAGTCTTCAACGGACAGCCCTTAGGTTGATGTCAATCAAGGCAAACAAACCCCTTCATCTAAACAATGAATTACCTGAGAAGGATCTTAAGGATGCCTTTGATGCTAGTCTTGGTACTGGTCAGGTATACCTGCGTGATGGGTTTGGTAGTGTTGACCCCGACAGTATCCTTAGTGACTGCCGGTTCATGGCACTGGCCAAGGAAGTAGGGTGGATCATTCTCGATCACCTTTCTATCCTTATGTCGGGGAATGAATCACACGATGAACGCAAGCTCATAGATGTAACCATGACTAAGCTCCGTTCCTTTGTGGAGGAGACTGGTATTGGAATGCTGCTGATCAGCCACCTGAAGCGCCCACAAGGCGACAAGGGGCACGAGGATGGTCAACAGGTCAGCCTTGGGCAACTTAGGGGATCTCACTCGATTGTCCAGCTATCCGATATGGTGATCGCCCTGGAGCGTAACCTTTCTGCTGGGGACAACATGGCCAACATCCGTGTCCTGAAGAACCGTTTCAATGGGCAAACAGGACAGGCAGGAACCATCACATTCAACGGATCTACTGGTAGAATGACTGAAGACCTCACCACAGCTTTTAAACCCACTACCGAGATTGATGATGACTATGCCTTCTGATGATGAGGTTTGTATTACATGTGGACACCATGAGTACTTCATGAGTTTGGACAACCCCAACTTATGGTTTTGCCAAGAATGCGGCACACCATCTGCTAAAGCACAAGAATTCCTCGACCGGGAAGAACCCGGCAACTGGTCCTAATGAGATTACTATTCGACATTGAAACCAACGGTCTACCCCGTCAGGGGTTAGATCACATTCATTGCGTTGTTGTCAAGGACATCGACACTGAGGAAGTGTTTCGCTTTAATGACACCGGAAACTCTGACTCAATCACTAATGCTATTACCTTTCTCCAAGAGGCTGATGTTCTTATCGGCCATAACATTGTTGGCTTTGACATACCGGTTGTCCAAGGCATCTACCCCTTCTTCAACCCCAAAGCCACCTTATTCGATACTCTGATCCTTAGCCGGATGTTCTTTCCAGACATTCTGTCTCGGGACTTCCGCAAAAAGCCCATTGGAATGCCCGCAAAACTATACGGTAGACATTCCCTAGAGTCTTGGGGGTATCGTCTTGGTGATTACAAAGGTGAGTTCAGTAAGACTACTGACTGGGCTGATTGGTCAATGGAAATGGAGGATTATTGTGAGCAGGATGTTCACGTTGTCGGGTCACTGTTTAAGTTGTTTGAGAGCAAGGGGATTGGTGACTACCAAGATGCCATTCGCCTTGAGCATGACCTAGCCACGATCATGGCTAAGCAGGAGGTATCCGGTTGGCCCTTTGATGTTGTTGCTGCCCAGAAACTAGAAGCCACTCTCCGAACAGAGATGGATAAACTAGCTGATCAAATGCGGGAAGCCTTTCCGTATGTTGATGGGGGACAGATGACACCAAAGGTTCGTAACTCCACTAGGGGCTACGTCAAGGATGCACCCTTCACCAAACTCAAGGAGTTCAATCCCACAAGCCGTGATCACATCGGCTGGGCCTTCATGACCTGGAGGGGCTGGAAACCAGAAACCTTCACCGACACGGGTAGGCCAAAGATTGACGAGGGCATCCTTATGGGCATTGATACGGATGAAGCTAAAATCTTCGCCCGTCTTCTTGAACTACAAAAGGCTCTTGGTCAACTATCAGATGGTGCTAATGCTTGGCTGAAGACTGTTACCAAGGAAGGACGTATCCATCACGTTTGTCAACTCGCAACCAACACAGGTCGTAATGCACATTCGCGTCCCAATCTTGGGCAAACGAGCAGTGACCCACGCTGCCGTAATTTGTTTCTACCGGGTAAAGGCATGGCTCAAGTGGGTGCGGATGCTTCTGGTTTGGAGCTTCGTATGCTCGGTCATTATCTTGCTCATTTCGATGGAGGGTCTTTTGCTGACGTTGTTGTCAATGGGGACATTCATCAACAAAATGCTGATCGAGTTGGGTGCTCGCGCAAGGACGTTAAGACCTTGACGTATGCCTTCATCTACGGGGCTTCGGATCGTAAGATCGGCGCTTCCTTAGACAAGTCCCTAGATGATAAGAAAGCAGTTGCCTTGGGTAAGGACATTCGTAAGAAGTTCCTTGAGGCCATCCCAGGCCTGGAAGGGCTTCTAACGGCTGTTGCCAAGCGAGCAGAGGGTGATGTACTCAAGGGCCTTGATGGGCGTCCTATCCGCCTTCAAGGGAAGAAACACGCTGCCCTCAACTACCTACTCCAGAGTGCTGGGGCAATTGTTTGTAAGCGATGGAACGTCATCACTTATCAACAACTTAATGATCTTGGATACCAGTGGGACATTGACTATCAATGGCTTGGTTGGATTCACGATGAAATTCAATTAGCTGTTAAACCACACATTATTTCTGATGCCAAGTTCCAACTTGAATGGGCGATTGTCCAAGCCGGAGAGTACTACAACCTCAAAGTCCCCCTTGCCTCTGAAGCAAAAGATGGTAGCTCCTGGGCTGACTGCCACTGATCTCCAACTCCGTATTGATGCTGACTTCTACGCCTATCGGGCATGTCAATCAGCAGAAACGGAGCTTGATTGGGGTGATGATCTGATTACCATTGCCTCTAACTTCCGTGTCGTACTAGACATTTTCGAAGGAGAGGTGAGCAAGCTTCGCAGTAAGTTTGACACAGCCAATGTCACTCTTTACTTTTCTGACACCAACAACTTCCGTAAAACAGTATGTCCCGATTACAAAGGGAAACGTACTAAGCGTAAGCCAGTTGGTTATCGTAGGCTGCTGGATTGGTGCGCCAAGCATTACAAAGTTGTGCGCTACAAGAATGTAGAAGCCGATGATGCACTTGGTATTGAATGCCACCTAGACCCACGGGACTTCATATTGGTTAGTCCCGACAAAGACATGAAGCAGATTGCCTGCCGATTGTATAATGGGGAAGATGAGTTCAATGTAACTCCAGAGGAAGCTGACTACTGGTTCTGGACACAGTGCCTAACAGGTGACCCCGTTGACGGATACAAAGGTGTACCCGGCATCGGAGCAGTATCCAGTAAAAAGATCCTTGACGCAGCTGGTGACAACCCTTGGCAGGATATTGTTGCCGCTTATGTCAAGGCAGGGCAGACCGAAGAAGACGCCCTACGCAATGCTCGCTTGGCACGAATCCTACGTCCTGGTGAGTACAACTCAACAACCAAGGAGCCTATCCTATGGACCCCACCCTCATTGGATTAGACCTTGGCTTATTGTTGGCTATCGTTTACATCCTTGAACCTAACCTACTCTATTACTTATGGTTGCGGATAGGTGAATCATTTATCAACATTCGATTACAAATCTATCGCAGACTATTTGAATTACGATTCTGGTATGACAAACAATGTTTACGACCGGGACCAGTGGGACGATTTCTACGAGAACAACAGCTCCGATCCATCCAAAGAAAGTATGCTGACCTTTTCAAAGACCAACCCTAAGCACTACCAACATGGACGAATCCAAGTTTGGGATTTTATTGTGGATCAGCAGCTCGATTTTCTGGCTGGTAACGTCATTAAGTATCTCTGCCGTGCTGGCCGAAAGGATAAGGAGTCTGAACTCGATGACCTCCTCAAGGCTCAAGTATACCTCAACAAAAAGATCGACACCCTAACCAATGACCACCACACCAACGCACCTAATTGAACAAGCATTCGTCTTTCGGGTTGCTGCTGAGCAATCCTTAGATCCAGAGGATGAAGGTGTTCAAGATATGCAGATGCGCTTGATTCGGGAAGAGTTCCATGAATTCATCGAAGCACACTGCGCCGAAGATCACAGCGATGGTGCTGAGCATACCCTCAAGGAACTAGCAGATCTCGTCTTTGTCTGCTACCAGTATGCCTTGGCTCGTGGTTGGAATCTGGACACAGCGATGGCCAGAATATTTGAAAGTAATATGAGCAAATTCGTGGATGGCAAGCCCCTCCGCCGCGATGATGGTAAGATACTCAAGGGCCCGAACTACCAACCACCATTCCTGACTGACCTTCTATGACCGCCTCTCAAATTGCCCGCACTGGCCGGGTTCAAAGCTGGATTGATGATCCAGAATCACGACTGCCGGTGTCTTGTACCGTCTTCGTTGTTGAAGATGAAATGGAAGGTCCCAATGGGATTGAAGCCTCGTGGAGGTTTGTCTCTCACGCCCTCCGCAATGGAGCTGGAGTGGCTGTCCACCTCAGTAAGCTGCGTGAACGTGGCCATGAGAATGGTAGGGGCCTCACAGCCTCTGGTCCGGTGTCCTTTGCTCGCATCTACTCAACACTAAATGAAACGCTCCGTAGGGGTGGCATTTATAAGAATGGTGCTGTTGTGTGCCACCTTGATTATACTCATCCAGATGCCCTTGAATTCGTCAACGCATCACGCTCTGAGTTGTCCTGGGTTAAGCGGTGTCTTAACGTTGATGGTGCCTTCCTTTCCGGTGCGTTTCCTGAACTACTAGAAGCAACCCTTGAAGGAATTAAGAAGGGTGATATATGGCTCAATAAGATTCGGTATGACTCAGAAGGTAATCGTATTTATGGAAATGTCTGCCTTGAAGTTTATCTACCTAGCCGTGGCACTTGCCTTCTTCAGCACATCAATCTGGGCGCTTGCCGTTTCGAAGACCTTACTCCAGCTTTCGTAGAAGGAATGACTTCCCTGATTAATCTCCATGCCAATACAGGTGTTGGAGATACAGGCGAGTACCTTTCACCGGAAGTAGACCGTCAGGTCGGACTAGGTGTTCTTGGGTTGGCTAATTTCCTATGTCAAAATGAAGTAACTTACAAACAATTTGGCGAAGCTCTCGATGCTTACATCTCACACCAACCAGTATATACACCCGCCTACCTCCTCGTCTCAGAGCTGGCCAAATCAATCGAGATTGCGGCGCAGATTGCTCGTCATGCGAATATGCAACGGGCCTTTGCCATTGCTCCTACCGCTTCTTGTAGTTACAACAATGTTGACCTTAGGGGTTACACTACCACTCCTGAGTTGGCTCCTCCTATTAGCCGCCACGTTGACCGCGATTCTGGGACGTTTGGAGTACAATCGTTTGCGTACCCGCCTGATTGCGAGATCGCATCGGAAGTAGGCTGGGATGATTACAAAAAGGTAGCTGATGGAATTGTAACGTTGTTCCGATCAACGATGCTATTTCATGGATACTCCTTTAACTCATGGTCCGATGTTGTTACCTACAACCGTGAGTTTCTAAGGGATTGGATGGCGTCATCCCAAACATCCCTCTATTATGCCCTTCAGGTATTGCCAGACACCCAAGCAAAGGATGATGCAATGGCTGCGCTTGATGATGACTTTAGAGATCTTTTTTCCTTTGAGGAAGAGACTGAGTTTAAAAACGAACCTTGTATTCCTTGTGGAGAATGACTAAGCACACATCACCCTATGATCAAGTAATCTCCAGAAAGCGGAAGTGGACGCCTGTTGCGGTTCAACGTGGGAAGTTGGTTGATGGAGCTGAGGATGCCCTATTTCGGGCCCTTGGTCTCCGTCACCTAGAACTACCCGTTCGTGAATTCCTACAACAGGGACTTGAAAAGGAACTACCTAAGACCCCTGGTGTTAGGGAAGCCCTACTATCTAATCAATTGGATGAAGAGAGGCATGATCAAGCTCTTAACTATGTAGTAGCTGCTCATGGTTCAGACGAGAAGTTTGAATCCGAAGCCAAGCACATTCTTAAGGCGTGGCTGGATGCCCCTGAACATCCATTACTAAAAGCCGCAATCCTTGAACGCAGTGTCTTCTTCGTCATCCTCCCCTTCTTCCGATTCAATGGTGACATCGGACTCAGAACCACAGCAGCCGACATCAGTCGAGATGAACAAACCCACGTTGCTATCCACTCGATGGTCTGCTCTGAGCTTGGCCTCAAGTCCACATCAAGCCTCAATCGACTTCGCAGAGCGACTGTGGGATGGGTAGTAGATGGGCTGGGTAAATCTGAAAGCAGGTATCTTGATAAGGATTTCTGGTTGGATCAATCAGATTCCCTTTATGAAAAAGGAAAGGCACCTGGCCTATCCGATACCAAACGTGCTCGTATGCCTGCCTTCTTTGAGGCAGCAAACAATGACCTTCCCCAATATGGCTGACGCTTACTTCGACGCTGAAACCATTCCCCTTACCAGTGTTGTTGGTGGACGCATTGATCTAGCTGTTCTAACTGAAGAGTTGGATCGAATGTATCCTGATGATTATCCTGATCATGAAATGACAGCATGGGAAGCTGGCCGCATGGCTGGCGCTATTGCGGTAATCCGCTACCTCAAATCTAAACTAACTTAGTATCATGTGCCTCTCTCCTAAAATACCACCACCGCCTGAACCCCCAGCGCCGCCTCCGGCTCCTGTGATTACAGGTACTACACCTACAACGATTAAGACTACAATGTCCAAAAGGGCTTCCCTTCGTCAAGCAAGTCAAGGTCCCTCTGGTTTGAACATTCCCCTTGGTGGGGCTGGTGGTGGTGGAACCTCTTCAATGACTAACCTTAGTATTGGTAAATAACAAACATGGAAAATCAATCTGCCGCAAGTCGTTACGCAAAGCTGGCAAGCGACAGAACGATCTTTCTCGATACTGCTAGGGATTGTGCGGCGCTTTCTGTTCCTTATCTATTGACACCTACGGGTGTTGTTAATGGACAGAAGTTACCCACTCCTTGGCAATCCATGGGCGCTAAAGGCGTTAACGTCATGGCATCTAAGCTGATGCTAAGTTTGTTCCCCGTGAACGCAACTTTCTTCAAGCTTCAGATTAATGATGGTAAGCTTAGCTTGGACCCCAGTTTAAGTGCTGCTGTTAAATCAGAGATTGATCTTTCCCTTTCCAAGATGGAACGGGTGGTCATGCAAACCATTGCTGAATCACAGGATCGTGTTATCCTTCACCAGGCAATGAAGCACTTGATTGTAACCGGAAATGCTCTGGTATACATGGGTTCAAGTGGTGTTAAATTGTATCCTCTTGACCGATTTGTGGTCGTCCGTGATGGAGAGGGTACACCCACCGAGGTCGTTACTGTTGAATCAATTGACCGTCAATTCCTTCCTGCTGAGTTTCAAACGGAACAGATGCGGAATGTAAATGATGTAGCTGATAATACTAGTGCTCCTAGTGTTGATGTTACTGTTGGTGAAAATGAAGTTGCTGTTTACACTTGGGCCAAGCTCAAGGATGGACAGTGGCGATGGAGACAAGAAGCAGAAGGGAAGATCCTTCCTGACTCTCTTGGTAAAGCTCCTAAGAATACCACCCCTTGGCTACCTCTCCGCTTTAATATTGTGGATGGGGAAGACTATGGGCGTGGACGCATAGAAGAGTACCTAGGTGACCTGAGGTCCCTTGAGGGGCTCATGCAAGCCATGGTGGAAGGTTCTGCTGCTGCTGCCAAGGTAGTGTTCCTGGTAAGCCCAGCAGCCACTGTGAAGCCTTCTACGTTGGCTAAGGCCGGTAATGGAGCAATCATTCAAGGTAGAGCTGAGGATGTTACTGCTGTTCAGGTGAGCAAGCAGGCTGACTTCTCTTCTGCCTATCAGATGATCCAGTCCCTGACGCAACGCTTGTCGGAGGCGTTCCTGATCCTCTCCGTGAGGCAATCGGAGCGCACCACTGCCGAGGAGATCCGTGCCACCCAGCAGGAACTCAACGAGCAGCTTGGGGGAATCTATGGTAACCTTACGGTGGAACTGGTTCGCCCGTACCTCCAACGGAAACTATTCACCCTTCAACGTTCCAAGGAACTACCACA